GTATGATAAAAAAATACAGTCAAATACCAAAAGAAAATTCACCAAGCTACAATGATTTATTAAAAGAAAACAATGGAATGACTTTTTACAGAGGTTATAAAACAATAGATGATTTAGTAAAAATGGCAGAAGAACCATTCAGTAAGGCTACAGATGAATATGTATATGAAAATGATTTGTTTGATTTAGAAGATGAGTGTGGATCTGGATGTAAAGTATTTTAAACTATGATAAAAAAAGAATGGCTATTTATGCAGACACCAAAAGAAAAAGCATACCAATTAGTAAAAGAATTTTATGTGGAAACAACAACAAGCACAGAAGCAAAACAATGTGCTAAAGTACATATTAGGCTTGTGCTTGAAAACGAAGTAATAAAACCATCTAACAACCAAGCAATAGAATACTATCAAGAAGTACTAAACGAAATAGAAAAGCTATGAACAGAAAGAAACTAATACAAAAACTACAACAACTATTAGATAAATTACCAAAGGGTAAAGAAAGAAAAGCATTGAGAGAAAGACTACTGAAATTAAAGTTAGGAAATAAATAAATTAAATACGTTATATATATGGAACTAGTAAAGATTAGTAAGGTAAAACCAAATGAAAGCAATCCCCGCTTTATAAAAGACAATAAGTTTAAAAAGCTAGTAAAGTCAATTAAAGACTTTCCGGAGATGCTTAAACTGCGCCCTATTGTAGTAAATAAAGATCTGGTTGTATTGGGTGGTAATATGAGATTAAAGGCTTGTAAAGAAGCCGGATTGAAAGAAGTGTATATTTTAAAAGCTGATGACCTTACGGAAGAACAACAACAAGAGTTTATTGTAAAAGATAACGTGGGGTTTGGAGAATGGGATTGGGACACACTAGCGAATGAATGGGATGTAAAGAAATTGGAAGAATGGGGATTAGATGGATTTCCTTTTGAGGATGTTGAAGAACTAACAAACCCAAATAACATAGATACAGAAAACATATTTGCTACGGAATTAGACAGTGAAAGCAATTACATTGTATTGAAGTTTGAAAAGGATATTGATTGGATACAAGCTAAATCGGTATTTGGATTACAGACAGAAACTGGGAGAAGAGCAAATGGAAAGGAATGGAGCAAGGGAATAGGTCGGGTTTTAAATGGAGTTGAAGCAATTAAAAGATTAAAGAAATGAGAATAAAAATATTTGCACCATCATATAAGAGACCGGAGAAAAGTATAACACAGATTACATACCCATTTGTTAAGCTAGTGGTGAGAGAAAGCGAAGCAGAAGAATATCTAGAAAATGGAAATGATATTATAGTTTGTCCAGATCAAGCTCAAGGAAACATAAGCAGAGTTAGAAATTGGATATTAGATAATTTATTTGATGATGATACAGATTGCATTATTATAGTTGATGATGATTGTAAGGCTATAAGTAGATGGGAAAACCAAAAGAATACTAAATTTAATGAGAATGAACTAATTGACTTTTGTGCTAAAAAAAGTTTATTATGTAAAGAATTAGGTTTTAAGTTATGGGGATTAAATACAGTAATGGACAAAGGAGCATATAGAGAATACACACCCTTTAGTTTTATACAGTTTATTGGTTGCCCATTTCACGGACACATAAAAGGAACTAAATTACGATATGATGAAGAACTTCCATTAAAAGAAGATTATGACTTTACGTTACAAAACATAAGAAAGTATGGTGGATGTTTGAGAGTTAACTTTGCAAATTATAATGTGAAGCAATCGGAACAAATAGGTGGATGTGCTGATTACAGAAACCTAGCATATGAAAAAGAACAATTCTTTGCCTTACAGAAGAAATGGGGAAAAGATATAATTAAAAAGGATAAAGGAAGCAAGAGAAGTTTTGACTATAATCCTATAATGAAAGTACCAATAAAAGGAGTTTAAATATGAACAAAGATAGACACATAAAAAAGGAAAGCTTATTAAAAGCACTAGAGCAGAGTTTAGGAGTTGTTACGGTAGCTTGTAAGAAAGCAGATGTTCCCAGATCCACATACTACAAATGGCTTAAAGATGATGAAGCATTTGCTATTGAGGTAAGGGATATTGAAAACGTAGCATTAGATTTTGCGGAAAGCCAATTACATAAACAGATAGCTGATAACTCAACTGCTGCTACAATATTCTATCTAAAGACTAAAGGAAAGAAAAGAGGATATATAGAAAGACAAGAGATTACCGGAGCAGATGGAATGCCTACTAATTTTCAAATTGAGATAATTGATAAAACCGAAGATACAGACTAATATAGTTTACAAGCATTTAGCCAATACAGATAAAAAGATTGTAGTTGAGCAAGGTGGCACAAGATCTGGAAAGACTTACAATATTCTTTTATGGATAATATTTAACTATTGTGCTAATAATAACAATAAGGTTATAACAGTTTGCCGTAAATCATTTCCTAGTTTAAGAGCCACGGTAATGCGTGATTTTATGGCTATCCTACAAAACTATAATTGTTATAGTGAACAGAACCATAATAAGTCTAACTCTGAATATCACCTATTTGGAAACCTAGTTGAATTTATATCTTTAGACCAACCTCAAAAGATTAGAGGGCGGAAAAGGGACTTGCTATTCGTTAACGAGGGTAATGAGTTGTACTATGAAGATATGCAGCAGTTGTTATTCAGAACACAAGACAGAATAATATTAGACTTTAATCCATCGGATGAATACCATTGGATATATGATAAGCTTATACCTAGAGATGATTGTGTATTTTATAAAACAACCTACCTAGATAATCCTTTTATTGAAGCATCTATAAGAAGTGAGATTGAAAGGTTAAAAGATACAGATGAACAGTATTGGCAGATATATGGATTAGGAGAAAGAGCAGCGAGCAGAAGTACTATATTTAAGTATGTTGAGGTTATCCAGATCCCGCAAGAAGCAGAACTAATTGCATATGGAATGGACTTTGGTTATACGAATGACCCTTCTACTTTTGTTGCGGTTTATAGCCAAGGGCATAATCTTTATATACAAGAACACCTATATAGAACTCAAATGACTACGAGTGATATAAACAAATTCCTTAAAGAGTTAAATCTAACAAGTAAGCCAATATATGCGGATAGTGCTGAACCAAGATTAATTTCAGAACTCCGAGCAATGGGACATAATATATTTTCTAGTATAAAGGGAAAGGATAGTGTGAATGCCGGAATTGATTTATTAAAGAGATATAAGATACATATCCTATCTACCTCAACAAATGCCATAAGTGAGTTTAGAAATTACAAATGGAAAGAGGATAGATCTGGAATGTTGACTAATACTCCGGAAGATAAAAATAACCATATTATTGACCCGTGCCGTTATGCAACCTACTCAATATTAAGCAGACCTAACTTTGGGAAATATGCTTTACATTAAAATAAATAACAAAAAGCTTTGTTGATAAGTTAATAAGTTTTATATTGCGGTATATTAATTAACTAAAACAGAATATTATGAAATTTCAAAATGGAACTAAAGTAGAAGTAAAAGCAGATTTAACTTTTAAAGGGTTAACGGGAGTTGTTCATTGGTCTGATAAAGATGAAGATGGGAACAGAGAATATTTATTAAAAGATATTAAATGCCCTAAAATGATAGATAAAAATGGTAAAGAGTATAAAATAAATAAATCATTCTTTTATGAAGATTGGTTAAAAATAGTAAATTAGAATAAAAAAAAGGGGGGTGTCAAAACCCCCTAAATTAACAACTAAATAAAACAGATATTATGAACACATTTACGATTACATTTAGAAACGGATTAGATGAACTTATTACAGAAGATATGACTTTAGATTTTTCTGGAGTTACTGGGGTTTGTTCTTGGTTTGAAAATACTTTAGGTATAAGAGTTATATCAATATCAAAACACTAATTTAAACTTAACAGAATGAGAACACAAAAACACGATTTAAAAGACAAGATTAAACACCTTGAAAAAGAACTGTACAATGCAATTTTAAAAGAAGATGTATTTGAGCAGATTGCAATAAATGTGCAATTAGATGATGCAAAATCAACCTTAATAAACATAAGATAATGGGAACTAACTTTTCACAAGAAACTGCACAGACTAAATTTGATGAGTATACATATAGGATAGAAGCCTTATGTAATAAGATAGAAGAACTAAAAGCACAAATAGAAGTATCACAAATATTTAAACAAGAAACAAA